ATTGTTCTAACTCATTATTGATAGACTCTTTAGAAAATAAATCTACAGTGAATATAATTTTATTAGTACTCTCATCTATATTTCTTGTTTCTTTAATTCTTAATTGTTTTGTTCCCGTAAAATCTAAACTAAACTGGTTTCCATCAGTTACTTTAAGATTTACTTTTTCACCTACTGTTAAATTCAAATCACTATCCTCAACAACAGCAGATCCTTCTCCTTTTCTATATCCAGTATCCGCAAAGGTAGCAGTTGCTCTTATTGTATTATCGAGAATACTTTCATAATAATTCAACTCCATAATGCCACCAGATACATCAACTGGTTTGTTATAGTTTGATTCAAACTCAAATAGTTTTATCTGGGCTTCGCCTGCCTGTGCGGCAAAGTTTGCTGACATTTTTTATCCTCTACTTAATCCTGGATTAATATTATTTACACCACCAGCAACTAAAAATGTAGTTGTCCTTCTTCCACCTGTCGGTATGGGTACTGGAATTGTTTTTTCGACGATGATTGGTCGAATAGCAATTCTCATTCCTCCTTCAGAATATGATGGATAAGAAGTAATTGACGACGTTTTATCTTTTGGTGATTGTTTAGGAATAAGTCCACCACCTTGTCTTTGTATTATTCCTCCACCTGAAGGTTTTAAATCACCAACTCTCCTATAAGTAACAGATCCCTTTCCGCCTCTACCATCTATAGTAATTCCAAGTGCCTTTGCGGCACCATAAGAAAGATCAAGATCCCTCGGATCTTTTATTCCCGCAGTATTACCTGGACCAAAATTGCCGCGATCATTACCACGAACCAATACAGTTTTGCCATTATAAGTAACCTCATACATACCAAAAGGAAGTCCATCTCTCAGTGCAGTGGAAAAAGCATTTTCATCAAATACTTGACCACTTGCAGTTTTTCTTCCATGCCAATATGTATCATAAGGACCGCCATAAAAACTTGCCATTCCACTTTTTTGATCCGCTGGTTGCTGTCCTGGTGGTTTTGATGGTCTTGGAGGCTGTGTCGAAGGTTGTTGACGCGGTTGTGTTGGTGATTGCGGCGCACCAGGTCTTTCAAAAATTGGAGGGAGTTGTCCGGAACTTGGTTTTTCTTCTCGTTTAAAAATATCTGGAAGAGTTTTTACTGGTTTTTCTTTTTTACCTCCACCAATATACTCATAATGACCACCATGCGTTCCTTCATAATCATATGGAACCCACCCATAATCTTTACCTTTACTCCTAATCCAAGCACCAGTAGTTCCATGAATATCTGCTGCTAGGCCATAAAGATGTGGTGAATTTTCTGCACCGCCAACTGCTTTATTTAATTCAGGATCTCTATATGTGCTTGCGATATCAGAACCTTTGAAAGGTTTCTTTTCTTTTTTAGCATCTTCCATCATTGAAATAAACGCCGCAGCTGCTGTACTTGCAAACCTAACAGGTCTACCTTTTTGATCTACAATTCCAGGAACAGTGGTTATCGGACCACCAGGACCCAACCTAGGAGGAGCTCCATAAGGTCCAGCACCACCGCCTCCACCGCCTCCACCGCCGCCTCCAGGTCCACCGGGAGCAACACCTGTTCCATACTTACCAGACATCAACTGCTTCTGAACTTCACGAATTGCCTCATCAACTTTCTGGCGAATCATACCATCAAGCACTTTACCAATATCTTTTCCTAGTCCAAATTCATCACGATTTTTAAAATCTTTAAGACGTGGAACTGCTCCACCAGTTTGCATTTTAGCAATTTCTTTTTCAATACTTGTTATACTTGCGGATACCTGACGATTTGCAATCGCATTAATAAGATAAGAAACTCCATTGCTCAAATTATTAATAGCGTCATTTGGTAACTTTTGACCTAAAGCAATATCAACTGCTCCTCCCATCAATGCACCAATACCAAAAGGAATATCCTTTAAAATTTTTGCAACTCCAGTCAGTGCTTTATAAGAATTTGGAAGTGATTTAATCTTATCATTTCTTTGTTGAATTTGATCAGGTGTTGCATTTTTTGGAAGTGGTGATAAAAGATTCCACCAAGCACCTTTTTGTTCTCCTTCAATATCAGTTCTTACTGATGGATCTGGGTAAAGTTCCCTAATTTTCTTTTTACCACCAACATCTTTACCTGGTTGTGATTGTTTTGGTTTAACTTTTGGTGGTCTTCTTCTTGTTATCTTAATAGATCTTGTTGGTCCACCACCTTGGGGTTTTCCTCCTCTTGTTACCGGACCACCACCTTGCTTCTTTTGAACTTTTCCTTGAGGTTTCTTATTTTCAAATAAAACTTCATATAGTTTTCCAGCAAGTTCTGCACCTAACCAACCGCCAGCAAATGTTCCAAATCCAGGAAGTATTAAAGAACCAACAGCACCTAAAAGTAAAGTTCCAACTCCTCTAAATGCTGCTTTACCTACAGGATCTCCAAGTGCCCAGGAAAGACCAAATTCAATTAATCCACCAAGAAGTGGTAATCTTGATAATGGACCTTTTGCTAATCTTAACAGTTGACGTGTTGCTTGTTTTCCAATGACTGCTTGTGTTGCTTTTTTTGCACCAATTCTCGATGCTTGTCCTGCTCTCTGAAAAATATTCTTCTTTAATGGATCAAATTTTGCAATTCTTTCTACTTGACCAGACCCATACCTTCCCCCACTAAGACCTTTAGATGATCCACCTCTTTGAACTAAACGATGTCCAGTAGGAGTTCTTCCTTGTGTTCTTGGTCCACCACCACCAACTCCATTAGTTCTTCCACCATCTCTTCCTTTAACTTCATTAGAAAAAGCATTAATAGCACCAGTCAGTGCCATTCCACCAATCAAAGCATAATTAATATACTCATTTAACTTACCAGATAAGTTATCAAACTCTTGTTGTGCCTTTTCTCCACCAATACTTTTTGCAAGTCCTCTAATTTTATCATATGCTTGATATCCGCGATCAATTAAATTAACAAAAGATTCCAACAAGAACTTAAAAATATTTTCAGCAACTCCATAAACTTGTGTTATAATCTTAACAACACCAACTAGTTTTGGAAGTTGATCCTGGAACTTAGTAAATAACCAACCAAGAGCAGTAAAGAATAAAAATCTTTTAATCCGATCTAGAAAACTTGCACCAGGAATTGAAAGTTTTGGAAGATTAAATTTCTTTGCTTCTTTAGGTGCCTCTAATTTTTTTTCTTGTTTTTCAAATTCTGCTTTTTCTTTTTGCTTTCTTTTTTGACTTTGTTGCTTCTGTTCTTCCTTTAATAAAAGTTTTAAACGAACATCAATGTCTGTTAGTGTTTTTACAATCTGTCCTGGTTCATCTTTTTTAGGACCTAATAATTTTTGAGTATCGATACTTTTTTTCTTAATCGAAATAGCAGGAACTATTTTAGCAGCACTTATCTTTGCAAGCGGTGATCCTTTTGCTGATGGTAAAAGTTTTTGAGTATTAACTGCCATTATCCTACAATCCCATAGATACCAGCATTCATAGATCTTTCAGCACCACCACTTGGAGAAGATGTAGAAAATGCAGGAACTTTAGAACCAGCAGCAGAACCACCGCCAACACTTCCACCAGATGCTGATTGAGTAATTGGAGGAAGAGTCATCATTTCACTTTGACCTCTTCTAAGTGGAGTAATTTTTGGTCTTGTTATAGTTCCTTTCCCTAGATATGCATTTGAGTTGCTATCAGTCATAGCAACTAAACGATCAATAACTGATACACCTAAACGATTTACAGTATCAACAGGAAGAATGTATTCTCCTGGTTGTGCCAAAATAGATTGTCTATCTGCAGTTGCTCCTGAAATATTCATTCCTGTATTCTCTTTAACCAATCCACCTCCAAAAAATGGTAAAGAAGTTGGCATAATAGATCCAAAAGTTTCCCAAAATCCCATCGGTTTTGTCTTTGCCTTTGGTTTTGTTTGTTGTTTTGGTAGTAAAGATGAAGGAATAGGTGCAGCAATATTTCTTCTTTCTTTATCATATTTTGATCCTTCCAAATACCAAGGAGAGAAAAAGTTTGATGTAGGGTCTCTTAAAACATCTCCCGGTTTCATACTTTTTTGTTCTGAAGTACCTTGAAAATATGCTCTTCCGCCAACATGTTTCTGTGATTGTGCTTGATATCTAGGATTTTTTAATGCCTTCTCTGTAGCATTAAGTTGATTCATTGCCTCCTTAAAGGACCATTTAAATTTTTTACCCTTCTTTGAGTTCATGATTGCAATTGCTGCACTATTTCTATCAGAAATATTCATCCAATCATTTCTGTTTGAAAAAGTTGGTTCAAATTGATCTGCTGCAGTAATCAAATCCTTTAGAGAGTTTGAAGTTTGATTAAAGTTAACTCCATAATTTGATGCTGCATGTAAACGATTATATAAAGATTGTGCAACATCTGCTCTACCCTGAGCCTTATCATCTTCTATTGCTGATATTGCTAAAAGTGTATTGTAATCCGAAGAACTAATCTTTGGAAATTGTGGTGCTTTATTATTTCCAACCATACCACCAGTATTAAACATTCGTCCCATTTTTGGTTTATTTGCACCAGGACCACCATAATGTCTATTCCAACCAAGCAAAGTATCTGCACCAATAGCATTTACTGCTTTTTTGTTCATTACAACTTCACCGGGTTGAGCAACAATCATTTGAGTATCTGGTCCAAATCCAGATACTTTTTGACCTGTGCTGCCGTCTATTCCACTATATCCATTTCCTAAACTTGGTATAGATCCACCTGAAACAAATCCTCCAATATTTTGCATTGCTTCACCAAACATTGCAAAAGGAGATCTTTTTGCTTGTTCTAGTTCTATCTTTACAGTTTCTGGTTTTACTCCACGTTTTTTTGCTTCACTTTCAACTTGCTTTTTCTCCTCTCCTTGTCTTCTCATTTCAGCAGCACCAGTTGCAAGTCCGGTAGCAAGTCCAATAGTCAATAAAGGATGCCCAACAGCAAATCTCCCAAGTCCAGCAACTGCCTTTGCAATTTGAGGTATTGCTTTAACTAATTTGCCAGCAAAAAATCCTACTATCTTTAAAGTTCCTCTAACAAATTTACCAAAAGGAGTAAAGAATAAAACAGCAGCACCTAATAAAGTAGGCCACCAATCTTTCAAGAACCTACCAAGAACTTCTATCTTTCTCTTATTTTTTGGATCCCCCAACCACCCCATCAGTTGAGTGAATGCTCTTCCCAATAAAGTAAAGAATATAAATTTCCAAATACGATCTATGATACTCTGAAAAGGTGCAAGCATTTTTTTTGCCGCACTTGAAACCATAGAAATACCTTTCTTAAAACCTTCAAGACCTTCTTCTCTTTTGGTTCTCTTTTGAGTCTCTTTATCTCTTCTTTCCTCTTCGCTGGTCTTTTTACTAAACTTTAAAAGTGTTGCTAGTGTTTTAGAAATAGATTCAAGTGGTTTTCCAATTCCAGTTAAATCTTGTTGTTGTATATCTGGTTTTGAAATTGTAGAAGAAAGTGCTAAAGTTTTTTTAGATACTTTAGTTCCCTTAAGTAGTTTTGTTGTTGCTACTTTATCCGCTGTTATCTTTTCTTTCTTTGGTGTAAATCTACCCTTCTTTCCTCTTACTCTTTTTCTTTCATTCGCAAGTATTGCAAGTTCTTCTTCAGGTAACTTATTTGATCCAGTAACAATTGCTTCCTTAAGAAGCGTCATATAAGTATCATAATCAAGGTCGAAAACATCGTCAAGACCCAGTAATCTTAGAATTCTCTCATCGATTTTTTCTGATACTGAGTTCATTTTAACGCTGTTGTTGTTGCTTGAATTCCTCTTCCTCTAGATGATTCTTAAGGAGACCAACATAAACGTCTCTCTCCCAGGGAATCATATTTTCAATCTCTGTTAATGAATATTTATGATACTGCATTAAAGAAAAATTTAACCTGAAGTAATTCTCCAGGTCCATATGACTCATCCCTATGCGAAAAAACTTGAGAGTCCCTCCAGCGTAACTTCACTTTCAACCTCAGTTACTGGATTTTTCACTTTAATTGTGTGAGAAAGTTTTGGCATCGTTTCAAAGAACTTCTCAATTTCTTTGAATTGAGAAGAATTCATCTGGTCTAGAAATTCCATCAATTCTTTCTTAGTTACATCTGCAGTAGACCAAACTTCATCTTCAGTATAAATTTTATCAATACAAGATGCAATCAATTCGAATGATTGCTCCATTGTATTATCTGCAGAAAAATCAAAGTTACTCTTAATAAACTGATCTAATGATGGATATTTCATTTCCATCGTAATAGAATCATCAACTTTAATATGTTTGTTATGTTTTGGATTTTTTTGAACTTGAATATCATCCACATTAATATTTACAGGAACTTGTGTTTCACCATCATCAGGACAGATAATATTAACTTCGATTTCTTCTCCAACAGACTTTCCGCGAATGTTTAGGAAAAGATATTCAATATCAAACGTCGGAAGTGTCTCTACTTTAACTCCTTTCGTCTCAATACAGTTTTTAATGACAGTCTTAATCGCATTAGTAATCTGTTTTGTGTCCTCTGATTCTAATGCAATCACTAATAGTTTTTCTTCTTTTACAAGAAAAGGTCTGTATTTAATTTTTTGTTCTGTTGATGGCAACTCAAGTTCATAAGTTGGTGTAGAAATCTTAGGTAATGGCATAATGTCCTATAGAAACTTCAGTGTGATTATTTATTCTATCAATTTAAACTACAAATCCACCTTCTTCCGGAGTAAGAACTGGAGTAAGCAATACATCCCCAGGACCGGTATAAAAATCTCCTATCTGTCCTTCTATTGGATTTGCGTTTAGTGGTGTAGGAACTCCAGTTGCTGTAGGTTGCGAAGGTTCTGCTTGAGAAGTATTCTGCTTTCTTGTTACAATATAACGATTATAGGTAAAAGAAACTGTACATTTTAATAATTCTGAAGAATCATAAGAAACTGGCATTGAAGAAATGCTAATTGGATATGCCTGAACAAAAACATATTCCATATAATTTCCAGCAAAGTCTCTTTCAAATTTTTGTAAAAATATTTCTGTTCTATATCCAGTCCTAGATTCTCCAGTATCACCATCAGGAAAATTTACTCTGTAATGATAATTAGAATCTGGAGCATAATTAGTTTCTCCCATTGCATACCTCATCCACTCCTCAAAAAACATAATTACATTATAACTTCCATTTTGTCTTCCATGATCTACGTAGAAAGTAAAATCTACGCGATCATCATATTGCCTACGATATCCAGGTCTTTCAGTAACACCAGTATAATCATCATTTATTTCATTAGTAATGATAGACGATCCAGGCAAAGATGCTTCAGAACAAAGCAAAGAAATTAATTCACCTCCATCTAAGTAATATTGATTTGCTTGACTACCTCTTACTGCAGCGGGAGGATTAAACCAACATTGGAAATGAGAAGTTAATGAAGGTCTTAGTAATTTTTGTTTAATTTCAAAGTTTTTAACGATACCAGGCGCTGGAGCTCCTTGCGAAGATTGACCTGGTTGTGTTGGTGTTCCATTACCAGGACTCGTTCCTGTTCCAGATGTAGTTTGAGATGGAACTTGAGGAACTCCAGGTGCTGGTTGTGTATTACTTGGAATAACAGGAAGAGGCAAAGGATTTCCTGGAGATCCTGGTTGTCCCGGAGCAATGGCCATCTATAAATACTTTTACTGATATATTATGTATGCTGGAAATGGCGGAAAGTCTTAAGAGTATCTACAAACCATCCAATCCAGAAAAATACAAAGGTGATGCAAATAACATCATTTGCAGAAGCAGTTGGGAACGCAAATTTTGTTATTACTGTGACCATAATCCAAGCATTATATCTTGGGCATCGGAAGAATTTTGTATAGGTTATGTGTCTCCTGTGGATGGTAGACCACATCGTTATTTTCCAGATTACTTAATTAAAGTTAAAGAACAATCTGGAAAGATAAAGACTTATGTAATTGAGGTGAAACCAAAAAAACAAACAGTTCCACCAAAACAAAAATCAAGAGTGACCAAATCATATTTGTATGAATGCAAAACTTATGCAGTTAATCAAGCAAAGTGGAAAGCAGCACAAGAATGGTGTGCAGATAGAATGTTAGAATTCAAAGTCATCACAGAAGAGGAGTTGTTTAACTGATGGCAGAAGGTTTCGGTCAGTATGTAGAAAAAGGAACAACCACTGCAAGAGTTAAAGAACTTTTAAGAAGAATTAGTAGAGAAGGAGTAACTGATTCTGAAGATATGATGATTATTATTATGGATATTTTTAAAGA